TTATTCGTCGTCGTATTGTGGACCCGCATAATTATCAAAACGCGACCACTGTCCGTTAAAGGTCAAACGTACCGTACCGATCGGGCCGTTACGTTGCTTACCAATAATGATTTCAGCGATCCCTTTTAAGTCGCTGTTTTCGTGATAAACCTCATCACGATAAATAAACATGATCAAGTCGGCGTCCTGCTCGATGGAGCCGGATTCACGCAGGTCGGAGTTGACCGGGCGTTTATCCGCACGCTGTTCCAGTGAGCGGTTAAGCTGCGATAGCGCAACAACCGGCACCTGCAGCTCTTTCGCCAGTGCTTTCAGAGAGCGGGAAATCTCCGCGATCTCAAGAGTACGGTTGTCGGACAGCGACGGCACGCGCATCAGTTGCAGGTAGTCGATCATGATAAGCCCAATGCCGCCATGCTCACGGGCAACACGCCGGGCACGGGAACGCACCTCGGTCGGCGTCAGGCCGGACGAGTCATCAATATAGATATTGCGTTTTTCCAGTAGGATGCCCATGGTGCCGGAAATACGGGCCCAGTCCTCGTCATCAAGCTGACCGGTACGAATGCGCGTCTGGTCCACACGTGACAGGGAGGCCAGAGAACGCATCATAATCTGCTCTGAAGGCATCTCAAGACTGAAGACGAGAACCGGTTTATCCTGCAACATCGCCGCGTTTTCAACGAGGTTCATCGCAAAGGTGGTTTTCCCCATGGATGGACGCGCGGCGACAATGATCAGGTCCGATGGCTGTAGACCCGCCGTTTTCTTGTTGAGGTCATCGTAGCCCGTATTCACGCCAGTAACGCCGTCGTGAGGCTGCTGGAACAGCAGCTCAATACGCGCAACGGTCGCCTCAAGCACATCCGCGATGTTTTTCGGGCCTTCGTCTTTATTGGCGCGGCTTTCCGCAATTTTGAAAACCCGTGACTCAGCAAGATCGAGCAGGTCTTCACTGGTGCGCCCCTGAGGGTCGAAACCCGCATTAGCGATCTCATTGGCAACGGAGATCATCTCGCGCACAACTGCACGTTCACGCACGATGTCAGCGTAAGCGCTGATGTTCGCCGCACTTGGCGTGTTTTTGGACAGTTCAGCCAGATAAGCAAAACCGCCGACAATATCCAACTGCCCTTGCAGTTCCAGCGATTCTGCCAGCGTAATCAGGTCAATGGGTTTACCCATCTCCTGTAGACGGTGCATCTCAGTAAAGATATGGCGATGCGGGCGGGTGTAGAAGTCATCCGCCACAACGCGCTCGGCAACATCGTCCCAGCGCTCGTTATCCAGCATTAAACCGCCCAACACCGACTGTTCCGCTTCAATGGAATGGGGCGGCACTTTCATCCCCTCGACCTGAAAATCGCGGGGTTCAGTCTGTTTGTTGAAGGGTTTATTTCCTGCCATAGTGAATGGAGTTACCAACGTAATGAATGGTTCGAAAGATTATCATTCGGGAGGAAGCATGGCGACAAGAATTGAATTTCACAAGCATGGTGGCCCTGAGGTATTGCAAGCTGTCGAGTTTAATCCCACCGATCCGGCGGAAAATGAAGTCCAGGTCGAAAACAAAGCTATAGGGATTAATTATATCGACACCTACATTCGCAGTGGGCTGTATCCCCCCCCGTCATTACCGAGTGGCCTGGGGACCGAGGCGGCGGGCGTGGTCAGCAAAGTGGGTTCTGGCGTCAAACATGTCAAAGCGGGCGATCGCGTGGTGTACGCCCAATCCGGGCTTGGTGCCTACAGCTCCGTGCACAATGTTCTGGCAGACAAAGTCGCTATTCTGCCCAATGCCATCTCGTTCGAGCAGGCGGCGGCCTCCTTCCTGAAAGGGCTCACTGTCTTTTATCTGCTGCGCAAAACGTACGAAATTAAACCTGATGAAGCATTCCTGTTCCATGCGGCGGCGGGTGGCGTAGGGCTGATTGCCTGCCAGTGGGCGAAGGCGTTGGGGGCGAAATTGATCGGTACTGTCGGCTCCGCGCAGAAAGCACAGCGGGCCTTACAGGCTGGCGCATGGCAGGTGATTAACTATCGCGAAGAAAACATTGTTGAGCGCGTAAAAGAGATAACCAACGGGAAAAAAGTCCGCGTCGTGTATGACTCGGTGGGTAAAGACACCTGGGAAGACTCCCTCGATTGCCTGCAGCGCCGTGGCCTGATGGTGAGCTTTGGTAACGCCTCCGGGCCGGTATCAGGCGTCAACCTGGGTATTCTCAACCAGAAAGGTTCGCTGTATGCAACCCGCCCTTCCCTCAACGGCTACGTAACAAATCGCGAGGAGCTTGAAGAGGCCAGCAATGAGCTGTTCTCGCTGATTGCCAGCGGCGTGATCAAAGTGGAAGTGGCGCAATCGCAGAAATTTGCCCTCACCGACGCACGACGCGCACACGAGGTTCTGGAAAGCCGCGCAACGCAAGGGTCGAGCCTGTTGATTCCGTAAATTCACATTGCAGGCGGGCGGCGAGAGCGTGAATGCCCGCGCTTATTCAAGGCAGTGACCGGGATGAATGAGCGCAGGTAATGCATCTGCGGCCTGAGGATGACGGCGGTAAAAAGAATTAGGGCTTCCCGAAGGAAGCCCATTCTTTTTTTAGTTCGGCTGTATGTAGGGTACAGCTCGATGAATTCGTTAACGCGGCGATAGTGACAGATTTGATAAGTAAATCCTATTCGGTTCTTAGCAAAGCGCCCGGAAAAGTGTCGAGGTTGTGATCAAGTACTCAATACTTTAGTAACGCCAACGGTTATTGCGCTGATATTGAGGAATTTTTGGCGTTTTGACTGCCCGGATAATCCACACCACCGCAACCGCCAGTAATAACCAGGGCAACAGCTTGATCATCAACGCAAAAAGGCCGCCCAAAAACATCACTGCGGTTGCCACCAGCAGTGCCGCCAGAATACCCAGCAATGAAACACCGGTGGCGAGTAGCACAACAAAAAAGCCGATAACAAACAGTAATTCCAACATGGCGCGCTCCTGGTAAACAAATAATGGCATCGGGACGATGACTTACCAAATGCATTACAAGAAGCGTGCCACATTTAGTTTATTGATTTCTAAAAGAAAAGGCTCCGCATGGTGATGCAGAGCCTGGTGAATTTGACCATTTTTTAGCGAAATTATTCGCGGTTTGCCACAAGACTCAGCGCGTGTTCCAGCACTGCGACGTCGGCCCCGGCTTTATGTGCGTTTTCGCTCAGATAGCGACGCCACTGTCGCGCCCCTGGGATCCCCTGGAACAGGCCCAGCATATGGCGGGTAATATGTCCGAGGTAGGTCCCCTGCTGCAGTTCACGCTCAATATAGGGATACATTGCCCGAACCACCGCTACAGGATCCGCATCCACCGCATCCGCGCCGAATATTTCCCGATCAATACGCGCCAGAATGCCCGGATTCTGATACGCCTCGCGTCCAACCATCACACCATCCATATGCTCCAGGTGGGTTTTGGCCGCCTCCAGCGAAGTGATACCGCCATTAATCGACATGGTGAGATGCGGGAAATCGCGTTTAAGCTGGTAGACACGTGGGTAGTCCAGCGGGGGGATTTCACGGTTCTCTTTCGGGCTTAAGCCGGAAAGCCAGGCTTTACGCGCATGGATGATAAACATCTCACATTCGCCCCTGCCGGAAACCGTGCTGATAAAATCGCAGAGAAATTCGTAGCTGTCCTGTTCGTCAATGCCGATGCGGGTTTTCACCGTCACCGGAATGGATACCACGTCGCGCATCGCTTTGACGCAATCGGCTACCAGTTGCGCATTGCCCATCAGGCACGCGCCGAACATGCCGTTCTGCACGCGATCGGACGGGCAACCTACGTTCAGGTTGATCTCATCATAACCGCGCTGTTCTGCCAGTTTCGCGCAATGCGCAAGCTGCGCCGGATCACTCCCCCCCAACTGCAATGCTACCGGGTGTTCTTCTTCGCTGTATGCCAGATAGTCGCCCTTGCCATGAATAATAGCTCCCGTCGTCACCATCTCTGTATAGAGCAGCGTATGGCGTGAAAGCAGGCGCAGGAAATAGCGGCAATGGCGGTCCGTCCAGTCGAGCATGGGGGCAATGCTAAACCTACCACACCAGTTCTGGCCTGATTTATCAGGTACTGTGCTGTTATGGCAGGTTTTTTTGTTTTCTTCATTTTGGTGCATTTTTACACATTCTATTGTATTTTTGCTTTCTCAGTACACCAATGAGTACACCTTGTAAATGGTGTACCGGAAAGCAAGGCGGTTACATAATGGCCTACTATAACATAGTTAAGCGACCTCTGGCCGATGGCACAATCCGCTATCGCTGCACAGTAGGTATTAAAGCAGGCGGCAAGCACCTACACCGGGAAACCAGGACATTCAGCAAACAAGCAATGGCGAAGTCGTGGGGCAGTCGCCGTGTTCTTGAACTGGAAGCTGATGGTGTACCAGATGCCAGCAGCGCCAGCCAGATAATCACAGGTGAGTTAATCGTCAGGTATACAAATGATCCGGCATTCGGGGGTAAAGCGGGGCGCACCAAACACTACGTACTCGACATGCTGGCCGACTGCGACATTGCCAGGATACCCCTTGCAGATTTGGCCGTTGCCGATGTGATCACCCATTGCCGGGAGCGAGCAGGAGCAGGAGCGGGTCCAGCAACCGTAAGTCAGGATGTAAGCTACTTGTCCGGAGTTCTGGCGTCAGCGAAACCTGTATACGGTATAGAGTACACAGATAACCCGGCGCGGGACGCCCGACCGGTATTAATTCAGATGGGCCTGATAGGTAAATCTAACCGACGCAGCAGACGCCCGGTAGGTGATGAACTCGACAGGCTGGAAGAAGGGCTCAGGGCGAGGAGCTTGCATAGAAGCGCAAAAATTCCATTCATAGATATTCTGCGGTTTTCTATTTTTAGTTGCATGCGCATTGGAGAGGTGTGCCGGTTGCGTTGGGAGGATATCGACAATGAAGAACGTGCGGTACTGGTCCGCGACAGAAAAGATCCCAGGAAAAAGGAAGGAAATCATATGCGGGTAGCCCTCCTTGGTGAGGCGTGGGATATAGTGCAGCGCCAGCCACGAACCACTGACCTAATTTTCCCTTATAAGTCTGCATCCGTCACCGCTGGCTTCCAGCGCGTACGCAACGCGTTGGACATTCAGGATTTACGTTATCACGATATGCGGCGAGAGGGGGCCAGCCGGCTATTTGAGGCGGGATTCAGCATTGAGGATGTTGCTCAGGTGACGGGGCACCGCTCACTCAACGTTCTGTGGCAGGTTTATACAGAGCTCTTCCCTAAATCTCTGCATGCCAAACTTGAGCAACTCAAAAGGGAAAAGCAAAGGCAAGATTAAAGCCTTGACAAAGACTTTTACGCGCCATTAAATACTGTACATAAAACCAGTACTATTATGGAGGCAGCTATGTTCGTTGAACTCGTTTACGACAAAAGAAATGTTGAGGATTTACCCGGCGCCAAAAACATCATTCTGGCTGAACTGACAAAGAGAGTTCACAAGATTTTCCCAGGCGCAGATGTGAGAGTTAAACCAATGCAGGCGAACGCGCTGAACAGCGATTGTACGAAAACTGAGAAGGAGCGACTCAACCGCATGATCGAGGAGATGTTTGAAGAAGCAGATATGTGGCTCGTTTGAAGGACAAGGAAGGCGATAACGAATAGGTGCAGGGTGTATTACTGGAAACGTGGGAATCGGCGGATGACTGTTTATTTCGCTGACAATAGAAATCTCAATGAACCTCCACATGGAAATCTGTTATCTGATTCGCGAGTTAGTAAAGGATTTTTTATAAGCCGCAGGTTTACCTCTTTATTTCTTTTGTGTATTTTATCGTCATGGAGAGCGGTATTAGTGTTAGGATAAGGGGTGGTTATTTTATGGCTAAAGCTGATGAGTTAACCTTTACGGAGTTTTCATCGATCAACAGCAGGCTTAGGCAAGTTAGCGATACTTGGGCTGATTTGTGGATTACTATCTATTACACTAAGATAAGTGTTGGGAAATTGCTGGTGTTACGCTTTGAAGATGTTACGGAGTCAGACTTACCATTAAAAAAACATGAAATTATTCAATTACTGGCTGAGAATCCTGTAAGGCATATTATCCAGAAACGCCGTTCATTATACCCTAATGACGAATTTATATTTCAAAGCCATTCTAATAGAGTCAAATCCATAGCGAAACCGGTGACAGTGGTTGCATTTAACCAAGCGTTGCGTGATAGTGCCAAGTATGTCACCGATAAAAACATCAGCAGTAACAGTGCGCGAAGAGTACAAAATATAATACATAAAGCTGCATAGAATAAATCACTGCTAGTCAAAACAATGAGTTACTTTTTTAGTATATATTTAAAGGAAGATTTATGGTTGTAAAACGAATTTCCACTTTCTGTCTGCTTTTTAAAAAAATCATTGATACGATATGAACCGAAAATTTAAAACCCCTTCGAATATACTAACATTCAAAAACTGTTTAAGTAGCGACACGCTTATCTTCGTTTAGGATTTTTTCTTTCCAATCCGCCATTAAAACAACGGCGAATTTTCTATGCTGCGAGTTTGAATAACCTTCAACAATCAGAAGCGAACTAAACGAAAACTTTTCTTTTTCCTTCCCTAAACTTAAACCGACTATAGCGAAAAAGATTATATAACCTGGCAGATCAACGCCATTTTGAACATTTATTTTTTGCACTGAATAACGCGTTGATTATTCTGCCGCTGGTACCTCGGATTTTTTTGTCTCCAGCTCAGCAATGCGTGCGGTCAGTGCGTCTATCTGCGCCATCAGAGCCAGAATGGCCTCATGGTGCAGCGCTGCTGCAACCCCAGCAGTGTCAGGACTGAGCACATCTTTAATTACGGTACCGTCGTCCAGTTCTCTGTTGCCAGTGACAAAAACGTTATCCGGGAATACAGACTGAACCTCCTGAGCAATGAACCCGATGCCAGGCGAGATGCCATCCAGACGTTTCCACGAAACGCCGCGAATGGCCCGCATTTTCTCCAGGGGATTCTCTATCCTTGCCACGTCGTATTTCACACGGATATCAGAGTTTGAAATCCACGACCCCGGCGCTGTTGCCGAGCCTGTAGAGTTAAACCCAAAAAATGACGCCGTCGGCCCCGCGATAACGTTCAAATAAAACCCAGAGAACGTCGAAGAAACATAGTGATATGCAACGGATTTATGCGGCGTTAATGATCCGCCATACCCCCATTCCATATGTGGAGTCTCCTGGTTTACACTCCCGGCAGATTCATTTATTAGTCGTGTTGTGCTCAGTACGGTTCCGCCAGTTTTCCGATCCAGCGAATTCAGCCGCGAATCATTACCCTGGCAAAATGACCCGGCGACGGTGCCAAAAGGATTTGTTAATCCCGTTCCGCCCCGCCCCTGGCTGAGCGGTGTTGTCAGCCCGTTCAGAGAAGTGATATCTGAGTTAGCCCCTTTTTTTGCCAGCGACTTCTGGCCGGGAACCGTGACGGCCACACCGTTAATCGTGATAGTGACGTCACCAGACGCATTCATCACGTCCGCAAAGCCGCTCATATTTTTTTGATACAGCGTCAGCGTCTCAGCGATGTTTTGCGCGAGGCCGTCAACGCTCAGACTATCGCTCAGCAGGATGGCGTAAGCGGTACCGGCTGCAATTGCCGGGTTTGCCGCTGGCGTTACGGTGAGCTGGGTTGCGCTGTTGATTGCGGTTATCTGGAATACCTGTACCGGATTTGCCAGAGTGACCAGGGTGCACCCAACGCGGATGAGTGAGCCTGCTGCTGTAAAGTTCGTGCCAGTACCCGTCAGGGTATTACCGTTGACCGCAATAGAGCCAGTTGTGTAAATCATATTTTCTCCAGGCATAAAAAAACCGCCGAAGCGGTTTATTAATTTGATTAATACATGGCGGGAATTACCGGCAGACTGATTGCGCTCATCCCGCTGCTGTCAAAATTCCAGCCCGCCCGATCATTTCTGGTAACAATGCGTCCCCGTCCACCTTTGACATTTCCCCCGCTCATCATCAGGCCGCGCCCCCTGCCGATATTCCAGGATGTTGAGTCTTCAGCTCTGCCGACGTCCCATCCATACCTGCCTATCGGTACCATTCCACCGACTGACTGCCATGAAAGAGAGGGTGTGAAAAATGACCTGATTACAAATGGCTTCCGGGTCGTAGAGAACGTGCACTGCCCCTGTGGGTTGAGGAACGTCAGACCCGTCCCCGGTACAGGTGCGTTATTGGAAAATATCGCGATGCGGGCTGTAACCGATGCGGGTGCATCACCATAGTTACCCGAATCTGACGAACAGAATATCGTTCCGCCGATATTCTCAAGTACCGCGCTCGGGCTGTCCCATGAAGCAAAGACTATCCCTGAAACAGGGGGCGTCCAGGAGTCGTTAATTGTCACCGTGCCGTACCAGGTGCAACTGCCCAGATTCCCGTTAGTGGTCAGGACGGTGAAATCAGTCGAGTCAGAAATCAGCAGGCCGCTGTTTCCTGCCTGGCTGGCGGGTGTGATGCGCCATACCTGGCCGGGCCACTGATAGGTATCAGGTGCCCCCGCTCTGTCCCCCTGAGTATTCATCGTCAGTGTCCCGCCGCTTTGCACTACAGAAGCCAGGCGCTGCGTGAAGGGGAAAAGCCCGGTATCGAAAAAAAAGATTCTGACGCTTTCGGTCGGGATAAAAACAGCCACATCCCCCGCACCGTACCCGTCGACCGGCACAGACTTTCCGTTATACCCCTGGACGGTTGTGCGACAGAAAAACGGGGCGCGCAGCCCCGCCGTGATTTCCATTACCGGTCCGCCGTCATTCAAATCAATGCGTAATCCGCCCGGCATCACCATGTCCCCAGTTTTATTGAGCCACCACCCGGCAGGTTTATCAGCATACCCGTACCGTCAATCACTACGGCATTGTTCACACCGTTAAAGCTGAAAGCGCCCGATGTGGCGTAAAGTGCCCCACGAACCGTTACGTTGTTGAGTTCAGCATTGCCACTTTTTGGCAAATTCCACCCGACACCATTCGGACCAGAAACGAAATTATTCGACTTCAATGAATCGGTGATTTTCCCGAACTGAATGCTGGCATCACGGAAAAATGCATCGTTAATGAAGGCTTGTCCGTTCTGAATAACAAACGGCAGTGTGACGGCGGCTCCTGCCTGAGACATAACAGCAAAGCGGTCAGCAAGGAAAATAACCTGTGACTGCATGCCGTTAGGCGTGTTCTGCACACCCAGCCCCATCCCTGCGGCGTACTGCATGCCGTTGGCATCCACGCCGACTTTAATCGAGTACATCGCGTTCAGGTTGCCATTGATATCCGCTACCGCCTGGGCGTTAGTGGTGATGGCCGCAGCCTGGCCGTTTACCGTAACGCTCAGTGAGTTGATTTTCGTCGCTGATACCTGACTGAAATCCGCCATCGCTTTCGAAAAATCAGTCACGTTTGATGTATTGCCACCAGCCGTGGCATCCAGGGTTTTCAGCGACTCGCTGAGTGCTTTCGTTGCATCGGCCATCACATTGTCAACGCGATTAATGCCAGCCGCGTTGGCACCATACTGAGCACTCTGTGTTACCTGCTGGCTCACCTGCGCCAGTGTGTTCTGAATCTGTGCAATCGCCGTGTTTTGCACCCCACCAGCAGCATTAGCCGTTTTCCCTGACAGTTCGTCGAACCGGGATGCAGTCGCGCTGTCGAGGGTGGACACCGCCTGTGTAAGCTGGGTTACGTCAGCGGTATTGTCCTCCGTCTGCGCCGTCAGCGTATCAATTGCCGTGGCGCGGGCCTGCGTCTCGTCAGAGAGCGCCTGAGTGAGCTGCGTTACCTGCGCAGCGTTCTGGTCTGTTTTCGCCTCCAGACGCGTCACGTCCGTAACGCGGGCCTGTGTTTCTGTGGCGATCACCTCCCGCAATTGAGTGAACGATGCCGAGTTTGCTCCGTTCTGCGCCGACTGCCTTACGACAACATCAGCGATGGCCAGGGCATTACCAATGATGGCTTCTGCCGTCTGCCGGTTCGCACCTACTGCCGCAGCAAGTTGGTCGGCGTTTTGGGTAATTGCTGTGGCGAGGTCAGCAACGGTTTTGCTGGTTTCCACTGCGTTTTCGATGATTTCTTTAAATACCGCAGTGCCCTTCATCTGCTCCAGAATCTCAGCAGAAATGGCGCTGACATCAACCGATGACTGCCCCATTACCCAGGCGGTCCACTCGCCGACATTGCCAATCCTGTCCACCAGCCGTGCACGGTACCATTGCCGCACACCCGCCAGCATTGGCCCGTGCTGATGGCTGGCAGCCGGATAAGGCACCAGTGTCAGCTGTTCGGGATTTGCCTTATCGTCCGTGGTGGCGCGCTGTAGTTCGGTGTATGCAGTGTCACCGGCTCCGTCAGGAAACGCCCAGGTAATGTCGATAGCCCAGACCACATCATTTGAAGCGAGGAGTGACTGCGGCGTGCCCGGTGTACCATTTTTCCCCGTCAGGTGGGTCGTATCGGCATAACCCCAGGGCGACGACGAATCCTGCGCATTCAGGGCACGCACACGCACATCATAATTGCCGGAATAAATGCCCTGAACGGAAAAACCCTGGGCACTGGCAACCGGAACGTTAATCCAGTCGCCATTGTCCTTGCGCCATTGCGCCTGGTACCGGACTGCACCATCAACTTTGTCCCAGGTACTGTTCAGACTCGCGACCGTCAGCCCCTGATCGATAAAATCAGTCTGGCTGATAAGTATATTTTTCGGCGCAGGCAGGACAGATATCGGCGTTACCGTAATCGGTGCAGGCGTGATCCGTACACCATCATCAATAAACCGGTATTTATTGGGGTCGTGCTGAATGCCGGAAACGTTAAATGTACCGTCGTCATTTGCAGCAACGGACGTCACACGAAATTGCTGAATAGCCAGCCTGTCACTGTCAATGGCCCACACTGCGCCAGCAACGGGAGCCAGCCGGTAATCGGTGCTGACCGTGACGGTCTTTTTATCGCTGCTGATCGCGCTGATGGTACGTGTCTGCGTGGTGCCGTCGGGGAGATTCAGCGCCAGCCTGTCACCGGACGCATATTCAACAGCGCGATCCAGCGTAATATTCCTGCCGTTTACCGCGCTGATACGCCCACCATTCTGCATTCCGGCACGGAACGGGTCCGCAACACCAATAACGGATGCAGGCAGCGGAATATGTCCGTCAAGACCGACGTTAAACGAGATTGTGCCGTCTTTTGCGTTGGACAGTAATACCCAGCGCCCCCTGCGGTGTGCCTCACTTTGCGAGGTGCAGCCAATAGCAGTCAGTTGCGTCTGATTGATGTCGTAACGAGCTACCAGATCGCTGTCGTAAACGCCCTCAATGGTGTCGCTGTAATGGTTCTGCGGATCAGACCATGACACCAGGCAGGAGCTGTAGCGGTTTTTATAGGAGCCGCCTGCGTAGTTAAACAGACCATCCACCACGTTAGAGGCAGTATAAACAAAATCCAGATCTGCCACCGGAACATCAGCGTTTACGTAAATCTGTTCATTACCCCAGAACGTAATGCCCCGGAATATTGCGGCCAGATCTTTCAGAACCGCGTATGCATCCTGCTGGCTCTGGATGTAAACGTTACAGGTAAAACGCGGTTCAGTACCGCCCGCACCGTCAGATACCCTTTCATCGCAATACTGGGCAATGGCGTAGACTTCCCATTTATCAATCATGGAAGCATCCACACGGTTGCCCATGCCGAAAATTTTATCCAGCACCAGATCGTAAAAAATCCATGCCGGGTTGTTGCTGTATGCCCATTTGAAGTCGCCAGCCCACGCACCGGAACTTTCGCGGGTAACAGGATCATAGTTTGACGGTACACGAATCCGGCGGCCCAGAGGGACACATGTCACCTTCGGGGCACTCCCATTAAAGTGGCTTGCATCAACTTCGATATAGAGCAATGCGGTATTCGGATAACGGAGTTTACTGTCGATAACTTCTGCGAACGAGAATACCTTAAACGCGTTGGCTAACTTTGAGTTGCCAACCGAATCCGCTGTGATCCGTCGGACACGAACAGTCCATCCGGTGGTGGCTTCTGGCAGATTAATACGGTGATCTCGCTGGTATTCAGAGGTGGTTTTACCGTCAAACGTCGCATCAACCACAGTCTGATAAGCGCCACCGTCAGTGGACAAATCAATTGCGTAAGCCGTCACGGTCCCGACCATGTCGCCATTGTCTTTGTACTGGTACTGGACGGGGAGAGACAATTTGATGCGAACTGCATCCAGTGTCAGGTTTGTAAACTGGCGAGTCCAGGGTACTGACTGCGTGACCGTAACACCTACGGCCAGTTCATTATCTATTTCCGGCATCCCCGGAATGTACGTCTGATCCTGTGTGCCGCGTCGCCAGTCCCAGACAACGCCAGTGAAATTGTAACTGCCGTCAGCGTTAGCCAGCGCCGTATCATTGAGAAAAATTTGCTGAGCCGTCAGTTCTCCCTGAATTTCACCTTCGGCAATAGCCAGCAGCATTTTTAATTTTGCGGTAGACAGTAAATCGTTAGGCGCTTCAACTGGCGTATGCGCGCTACCGCCCCCACCTTTCCTGCCCTGAATGTGCATAATTCACCCATAAAAAAACCGCCCGGAGGCGGCTGTACCTGAATAAACGTGCCTATTGCTGATCGCTGGAGAACAACCCGGCACTGATGACGGCCCCGCCAATTTCACGTTGCCCATAGAGCAGGGGAACCGGGTAACCCATCGCCACTGTATTCACGGGTGCACCGAAGGCGTAATTGGGTTTATTGTCTGCGCTACTGCTGGCACCGATATTAATTTTGGGTTGAGGCGTCAGCATTTGCACAACACCGCCCAGCATCATAGATATTCCAAGTCCGGTTAATGCTGTTGTCGTTCCTGCGATAGCGGCGGCACTCATTCCAGCCGCGCCAGCCCATGCAGCAAAGGAAGCACCTGCAGTGAAAAAAGCCGCGACCAGCGCCACCGCACCAATAACAATCTGGAGAACACCGCCCTGCTTGGCACCTTCAATAACAGGCATCATGGTAAAATTGCTGGCTGTGGACGTGAGTTCAAATTCTTCCACCCCAATATTTTCACCATCCCGGAAAAAGGCGAAGCGCACGCCGCTGTGATGCGCATTGGACATGTATTTTTTAAAACCCGGCACCTGTGAACACATGGCCCGAAGCATTTCGCGAATATCAGCAACGTGAAAGCGATGAATCCTGCCAAATTTCTTTGCGGCCACACCTTTAAGCGTCAGCGTTTTCAGCATTTCATGAGTTCCTTATGCCTGACAATTCTGACTGTACGCTCACGATAATACTGACCGTAGGGAACGCGGGCAGAAAGATTGCCGGAAGAATGATGAAGAATAATATTGTTACCTAACCAGATGGCGGCATGGTTGGTTACGGGTGCGCTGAGCTGCATCATAATAATGTCGCCGGGTTGCATCTGATTTAATTCAACCTGAATAAAACCCTCGGACTGCCAGTTATCATCGTACAGGTTTTCGCCGTTATTCCACCACTCACGCGGGACAGAGTAATCACCGAGAGAAAGATCAAACTCGCGATGATAGTATTCACGGATTAGCGCCCAGCAATCCGCGTGACCGAGTACCCAGGATCGTCCGGTATAGTCACGATTTTCGCGCGGTGAAAATGTACACCAGTCACCGTCCGGCCATGAAATAATGCCCCATTCCAGCCCCGAGTGATCACACTGAATACGGTCAGTCTCTGAGGGGATTAACTGAGCCACATCCGGGTGCGAATGAACAACCATAATAATCTCACCCTCCTTTTCGGCATTTAAATAATCGGCTGGCGAGAGGGTGAAATGTTCTTCTGGTTTATCAGAGATATTTTCACAACGAATATAACGTTGTTTTCGTCCTGCCTGAACGACGACGCCGCAGCATTCACGGGGATATTCCGCAGCGGCATGTTCGCGAATAGCCGCCATAAGTTTTTCGCGCATATTATTTACCCTGCAGGTTTGCCGCCGGAAACCCGCCAAACGGCAGAGGATTTCCGGGGCCAAAACGCGCCTCACAGTCAGGGAGTCGTCCTCCACAGACATCCAGCGCGGGATTGGTTGTCGGGGTGCCATCTTTCAGAAAATACAGCGTTCCGGCGTAATCACACCCCGTTCCACTCCGGTACAGCCCACGGAGGCACCAGGTACAGACAGGGGTTATCTGTCTGGACGGTAATTGCAGGCTCTGAATATCGAAAGGTGAGCAGAGTTCAAAATCAACCTGAGCTCTGTTCTCGGCTTTTTTGGCATTAACATAAAATACCTGCACCCGCTCTTCGTTCGGGTTAGCCGCGGGGTTCCCGGAAACCCAGTTAGCCGCATCAAGGTATTTAACCAGCGTGGTGTGGATCTTTACCTTTGCCTTGACCAGATCGTCATATTCAAGGCATAGCGCGGTTACGTAGTTACCAATATTACCGACAGAGAGCGTCGGCGTAGGCTGAGAACCGGTACTTGAAAGCTCCACCCCTTTCAGCGCATAAGGATAAGGATCGTACTGATTCCCCTGCCAGATTATTGCTGGCAGATTTTCACCCGCAAAGGCATTCCAGTTATTATCTGAAATATTAAAGGCATGAAATCGTAACACAGTTTCCATACCAAATGCCGTACCGTCGATTTCAATTAACTGAACTATATTTCCGGGTTCCAGTTGTTGAATATCCTGAGTAAAACTCATTAATAACTCCAGCTACGTTATCTGTTGGCAGAAAAATACCGTTAAGGTGCATAAGCCTGTTCAAATACAAAACTTATTTCCGCAAAATTTCCATTCGTAAAAACAGGTTTTATTGAATCCCGCTTTACTCTGTAAAGTTTTTTCTCTCCCCACGGATTAGACCACCAGAATGATTTAGTGACATGGAATTTAAGAAATGCGCGAATAACTGCCATATCAGATAATTTTCCGTTACAGCTAAGTTCCCATGTCGCGTTATCCTCATTTATTCCAACACCAGCAACCTGCTTATAACCATCCCCGAACTGGATTTCCTGCGTTGCAATATTTATGCTTTCAGTGGCCCCCGTGCGCACAGGCCAGATAAATGTTTCAATTGCCATAGAGATACCCTACCCGTCGTTCGCGAGGGTTTTAGCTTCGGTACAGAATCCCGCCAGGCGTAATTTCTTTTCTTAACCTGTCGGTAATGGTGAGTTGAATAATAGACTGTAACTGACTGGAAATAGCGCTTGTATCAGAGGCGTTACCCCCACCTCCTGCGGAATCCTGATAAATACTCACTGGAGCCTCGACATGAATATTCGTAGCGTTGCCACTGGTATTGTTCACACCAGAACTGACGGCACGCACACCTAAAGAGCCGTCACTGGCGCGCGTTAACGGCATAATGGCTTCTGGTCCCGCCTCTCCGAAAATTCCCGCGCCTTTGGCAAATGCGAATGTTTTCGGGGTGCTGTAAACACCATTGCTGTATGCGCTAAGTGACGGTGAGTCGTACACGCTACCGAGGGCATTAAGGTGAGGTGTTGGCACGGAGAAACTTTGTCCAGTGACTACCGTGCTGGATGTTGAAGACATAACCGAAGATGTGCCGCCACCACCGATTAGCCCGGTAATACCGCCAATAAGAGAGCCAAGCAGACCTGATGTACCAGACGATTTACTCATGGCACTGACAACAGCCATTTGCAAAGCTACTTTAGAAATCATTTCAAGGGCTGACAGCCCCCACTCTTTCCAGTCTGCCTTGCCGCGAACTAACATTGAGGAAACGTTATTCAGCGCGCTATCCATCGTTGTGGTCACACCCTGTGAAACAGTACCGGCTATGTCCATTGTGTTCTGTAGCCAGTTTTCATAACCACGTGACACACCATTACGCCAGTCAGCTTCTGATGCTGCGATAGCCCTGTACTTGTTATCAAGCTCAGTCAGCGCGGCGTTATAAGCCTTAACCGCTTCGGTAGAATTTCTACCCCCTGCTTTGTCGAATGTTCGTTCTATCTGCTGGCGTTCTTCAAATCGTTGCCGCTCTCTGTCACTCAGCCCTGCGGTATCGGTCGCTGATGTGGCCTCGTCACGGAATTTACGTGCAGCTTCGGTAAGCTGTTTCAGCGCCTCCGCCTGATCACGCTGTTTTTTAACGTTATCATCAGCCCGTGACGTCCATCGGGCCAGCTCTGAGGCCTGCTTACGAATTTCCTCAGTCTGTTCGGCTGTCCATTTAATGCCGCTCTGGTGTGCGGCGGCGTAAAGATCAGCCGCTTTCTCACCCTCGCTGGCACGTACCTTCTGAACCTCGGTCGCAATAGTAAGATCTTCTATTTTGCTGGCATACCTTTGAGCCTGCGAAGCGGCATCACGGTCAGCTTTTTCAGCTTCCCTGGTGGCGTCTGCTTTCGCTTTCTGTGCCGCTGCCACGTTCTGCGTGTTGTTGTAGTCATCAACCGCAGCCTGACGCCACCGCTTGGCAAAAACGGAGTTATCCGGACCGTCTCGGCCCATATCCTGCAGGTCAAACTCAACCTGCTTATTAACCTTGGCAAGCCCCGTCAATCCAGCCAGTTCTGCCTGACGCTGCTTATTGAGCAACGCTTTAGCATCTTTGTCGGACACGCTGGCCTGCGGTAATGCCATTGGTACCCGCACCAGGCTGTTACGTGCAGAGAGAAGTGTGTTACCCAGACTCATGAGCCTGTTGAACTCAGAGTGTGCACCTGTCATTTTTAACAGCGAGTAATAAGCCTCGTTTTGTCGCCAGGCCTGTTCGCGAATTAGATCATTTCGTCTTGTTTCTATTTCCTCCAGGGCTTTCTGAATGACATGGGAACGGTCGCGCATCTGGTTCAGCTTGTTCTCTTCAACCGCCAACTGATCAGTCAGAATACCGAGCGACTTAACGATATTTGCATCATTTTCACTCGTCATGCCAGGCTGGCCGCGCGACTTATTCAGTTCGTCGATTTGCCGTTTAACGGCGGCGACTTTTTTCTCCTGCTCGTCGACGAGGCGATTTTGCTCGGCCAGTGAGGCTACAGCCTTAACTCGGTTGTCGTCAGACTCCGGGAGGCTCATCGTTTTGGTCGCCTTAATAACCTCGGAAATGGTCCGTGCATATTCCTGTGCCGACTGGCGCGCCTGCTCCTGGTTCTGGTACATGGCGTACCACGCACCCGCTCCCAGCATAACCAGTCCAGGGATACCCCCAACCAGCCCCAGCGCGCCACCCAACAGACGTGTCCCGACTGCGGTTACGCTATTCAGGTTGCTCTGCGCGCTGACACGGTTTGCCAGGTTATTACTGAGGCCAGTCTGCGCCGCTGCCAGGCGGCGTTCGGCAACTGCCTGCGCATCGGTGTTTTTTGCGGCCACCAGCGCCGCCTGTGCCCGCTCCAGCGCTGTGCGCGCCTTTACCTTCTCGGTAGCTGTACCGCTGGCCTGTGCGGTTGTCAGGCGGGCCTGAGCGGCTGCGACTTTCGCCTCTGCTGCTGCCACGCGCTCCTGCTGGGCTGCCTGAACGTCGGCGCTTTTTGCCCGTTGTAACGCCTGTTGTGCCCGGTACACATCCGCGCGGGCGGCAGCGACAGACGAAGCTGCGGCTTTATCCTGTGCAACGGCCAGCGCCACCTCAGCCTTAGCGGCAGAAATGAGCGCCGCGGTGGCCCCCGTGGCACTGGTTACCACGCCACCGAGGTATTTAGCCAGGCCGACACCAACTAGTGCGCCCGCTACGGTGGTGATCATTGACATGTTATTAGCCACGTCATTGAGCGCACCACTGACAGCGGAATGGGTGAACGAATCCAGAATACCGGCGACACCCGTTAACCCACCGGAAAAAGACTGTGTCGCGCCAGTTGCGTTGTTAACTCCGCCGACCCAGGCCATGAATGAGTTTTCAACTTTCTGCATCGCGCCGCCAACGGTCTGCGGCATCGAGGCAAATTCACTCTGTAACGTACCCAACTGGCTGATTAACGCCGGGACAACCTTATCTATCGTGAGTTTCCCCTGATCTGCCATCGCCTTCAGGTCTTTACGCGCAACGCCCATGCCTGCGGCCAGCGCACGGATGACACGATCACCGGATTCATTGACGGCGTTGAATTCCTCGCCACGCAACACACCCTGAGCCAGTGCCTGGCTGAACTGGGTAATGACGGAGCCCGCCTCCTCTGTACTGGCCCCCGATAATTTCAGACCCGTGCTGACCGCCTCGGTAATTTTGAGAACGTCGCCGGAGGAATAACCAAATTCACGCATTGATGCAGCAGCGCGGGAGAACAGGTTGGCATTCGATGAAAACGCGGTTCCTGTACTCTGGCTGATCGCCATTAACCGGCGCTGGGATGCTGCAAAATCCTCAGTCGATGCCGAGGCCTGTTTCAGCCGTGCATTAACCGAGGTCCATTCATCAGCAACCGCGACAATTTTACCCGTGGCAAATGCAGCCGCAGCAGCGGACGCGGCGCGGCCAGCCGTGGCGAAACCGCTGGTCAGATCTGACAATGCCCGTTCACTTTCGCGGGCGGCAGCGGCAGCCTGACGACCACCATTTTGCATGGTGCGGTAGAAATCCTGCCCCATACGACCAGCGCGCGCCAGTTCAGACTGGTACGATGCTGAATTGGCGGAAATTTTGATAATCAGTTCGCGCAGCGTAGCCATATTTCACCCATAAAAAAGCCCGCGCGCAGCGGGCATCAGAGATCAGACATCCATTTTTCAAGCTCAGTCGCTTCTTCCGCGCCTTCCTCCTCGCAGCCCCACTTAAGAACAAGGTCGGGCAGATTTACCTTACCGCCCTGGGCATTAAATACTGCCGCTGATACCTGAGCCGCCTGTACATCGCCGCGCCAGTCACCAATCGGACTCACCCGGTCATAGGCAATCCACATTTTCAGTTCACTGGCCGTCAGGGTGCTTCGAAGTTCATGGAGTGTGCGCCCCAGCCGGAGCGCCAGAGACATAAGAAAGAAAGTCAGCGGTTCTTTTACTTTTTTTCGGCCTGGTCCTGATCAACGCCAAGAGCAAGGGCGGCACTCAGCAGGCGCTTGTGTACCGGTCCATAAATTTCGCGAACAATCTGTGAATCGTCGTCAGAAAAAACGCGGTTACCGTCTTCGTCCAGCAGAACATCAATAAAGAGGATCACATCCGCATCTTTGTTGCGCATAAATTCCTGCGCGGCGGTTAATTTTACGGGTTCTTCTCCTTCCGGTAGTTCAGGAGGCGTCAGAAACTCACGGAATTTAACCCATGCATCACCGGACGGTTCGCGCACAGTGACTTTAGTTTTCCATTCGGGAACCGTAATGGTTCTGGTACGAAATGCCAGCGACGGGGCCAGCGCCATATCGCGTAATGAAGGTTTCGGGTTTGCCATTAAACGTGTCTCTGTGAATTAAATGGAGGGGAAAAAGCGCCCGCAGGCGCTTAAGAACCGGATGCTACTGCCGTGATGCGTTTCGGCTTGCCTTTCACGCGCAGTGAATAGGTTGCGCCAACGACCTGGGATGTCGCTGCAGACCAGCTACTTTGACGGACCTCCACCAGCACATAAAAACCGTTACCGGAGGGGAAAACGACTTTCAGCGCCCGCAGCTCGTCATTTTCATATGCCGTCTGCAGCGCCAGTTGCGCGGCTTCATCCCCCACCCAGTTACGGGAAATGGACATTTCTGCCGGAGCCGCGAGGCCGTTGGTCTGCTCCTGCTCGGTGGAGCAAAGCGTGGTGACATCGATGTCACTTTTCTGGCCGCCTGTGTAGCTGATTTCCTTCGTGGCGCATTCGGCAACCAGGAATGTGATACCAGCAGTCGGAAACCCGGCGGCCTTAAAATCCTCTTCGGTGACCGGCGCACTCGAAATGCCGATCTGCGTGCCCTTTGTTTTTTCATATTTACTGGTCATGTTTTCTCCAGACGAAAAAAAACCGCCAGGCGGCGGTTATGTTGGTGATGGGGTTAATTACTGCTGGATGGAAATTTCGAGCGTGGCCCGTCGCAACCCTGTGTCAGATTCGTAGCCACCGGTTTTCGTGAGCCGGGTAAATCGCAGTGGAACCAGCGCAGCCTGAGCAGCGTCACGCAGTTCGCGGGCGTCATCGACGGTGTCAGCGTAAACATCAACCTGTAGTGACGTGGTTTCCTCCGCCAGTGCACCCAGCGTGTCGCCATAAACCTGACTGACCAGTGTAAACGTAATCCACGGTGGGGAGATGGCAGGCGAACCCGTGTCACTGAGGGGAGCCACATCAGGGTAAACCTGCCCATCCGCCAGCGCACCGATGAGTGAATAAACGTCGGCCTCAGTCATCTGGCTAACACCTCATCAATTGCAGCATTCATTTTTTCAATGGCTACACGAAATGCCTCATCCTGACTGGCGTCAAATGCAGGACGGACGAAAGGGTGCGGGGGTGCGCTTGACGTTCCGAGTTCAACAAAACGCCAGTAAAACGCGTTTTTAGGGTTGCCCGCCTTCATTTTGTTATCGCTGTTACCCGTGTCCGGGTTAATACCACGGATATGAATGCCGGATGAAATAGCGTTTTTCCGCCCCGGCATGGTTACCACCATGACGTTTTTTTTCAGTTTCCCGGTACGCTCCGGGGCGTTTTCAATGATGGATGCCTGAACAACCTCAGCAGCAGCGCGGGTGCCATCGCGCAGAACCTTTTTACTTTCTGCTTTGCTGAGTAAATTCAGATCAAGAGACAGGTCAAGCACCCCGGAAAAATCCAGATGTGTATTAATCACGTTTTTACCCCCTGTTTACAGAGAATTTCCAGCCGGGTTGCTTTCGCATCCGGTATTGGTGGACCCACGATTTCGAGCGTTTTTCCTTTGAATGGACCAGTTATAATTTTCAGTCGTGACGCTGCTGAAACATCCTGGCGGTAACGCATCCAGACACGGATTGTTATTTCTGCTTTTTCTGCCGCAGAGGCGACCAGCTCCCGGCCAGAAACGCCGTTCACTTCTGCCCATACTTCCTTACCATTCTGCCAGTCTTCCTTAATCTGGCCTGACGGCGATCTTGTCGTGACTTTATTCTGGATGATGACTCGGTGACGGTTTCGACCTGCCTGCATGTCTCCCCCTTAAAGCGGAATGTAACGATACGGTTCAAGTAGCGAAGCGAAACCGTAAGGAATGCTCATCTTCGCCACCTCGGTGGCCTCTTCCCGGCTCTCATTCCAGTGGCCCACCAGCAGCATCAGCGCAAGGCAAATGTCCTCGCTGATAACCAGACCGTCAGGATCGGTGTCAGGTACGACCACGTCATACAGCTTACGGTTGATAAAGTTTTCCGCACGCTTTCGTGCCGCCGCCGCCATCAGCGTTAAAAGAGCGTCGCCTGATGTGTCATCGTCATCAATACGGCACTGCATCCGCAGTTGTTCGAGTGAAGGAACCATGATTTTCCTTAGCCCGCAGCGAACTGCGGGCATAAAAAAACCGCCGAAGCGGTGGAGGCATTTCCGGGGTTCGATTACGCGGCTTTACCCGCAAGCGCTTTAATCGCTGCGGTATCTTCCAGCACACAGTCAAAGCGATGGAAGGCCAGGAATGCGGTCTGGTCATACTCAGCGTAACGCTCCACCAGGCGTTTGAGGGTCATATACGACACGCGGCGAATGATGAAGCGGTTAAAATCACCGAAATAAGCGAACTTGGCGCCCGCTGCAACATTCGGAATGGCCGGGTCGATAACATATGGCGTCTGGAGAACCGTAGCCGGTGCGCCGCCGATGATGCTGGGCAACCACAGCGGACGGTTCTGCGCGTCCACCATTTCTTCAATCACCTGCAGCGTCGCGTCATTAAAGGCGAAGCGCACATTAGGACCATTACGATATGCCGGATCAACGGCGTGTTTCAGGGAGTTCAGCTCAGTCCATTTAAAGGTTGCAGCTGCTGCTGTGCTGACCGTATTGGTCACTGATGCTGCCAGCCCCTTCGGCTGCAGCGGCGTACCAGCCCCCGTACCCAGCACAAGGTATTTCGCCTCACCGCGTCCAATACGGGACGCAATGCGTGACGCAAGAAATGCCTCAATATCCACACCGCTATCCTGCAGCAATTCATTGGATACGCGGATGATTTTGGAGGAGAGTTTTTTTGCACCCAGAATGGCGGTACCGAACGTGGTATCACCCTCACTGGCTGCGGTATTTTCAGCAAGAAGTTCACCTTCTTCTGTCGTACCGTCGGACGTTGACCAGGCGATATCCTGCCCGGTGGCCGTCGTGAGGATTTGCGAAATGCTGGCAATGCCACCATAGGCCCGCATGGATTCAACAATGCGGTTCTGGAACTGGGTCGGAACGGTATAACCACCCTGCTCATCAGGACTGGTACCCTGAGCACGCAGTTCGCGCAACGCCTGACGTTCTTCTGCGCTCAGTTCAGCCACGCCACGGCGCAGGAAGCCATTAAACGCGGCGGCGCGGCGTTCACTGGCCTGTTGCTGTGGATCGCCATTGTTACCCTGCTGCTGGCGCTGCTCTCCTTCCTGATCTTCAATGTAAGTCTGATCCTGGCGGCGAAGTTCTTCTTCGCGAGCAATCTGGGCGTCCAGCGCGTCAAGCTCAGATTTCATCGCGCCCCATTGTGTGCGCTGTTCGTCAGTCCAGGCGGTATCGCCAATCTTTTCGTGGAGCGCGCGCATGTCCGCTGCGATGGTATTACGTTTCTGTTTAAGTTCATGAAGTGCCATAGAATAATTTCCTTACGCGTTAAGAAGAGTCAGCAGGCGCTCGCGCGCCATTCGTTGGTTAATGGCGTTCTTTAGCGCACCGCTGTTGCGCGCCTCCTGCCAGGCTTTCATAGAGCGGACGCCGGAATCAGCATCCTGATATGCCGGATACGTCACCGGCGAGACATCGTACAGACGGGAAAACTTGCTGATTTCTCGGATAACAATGCCTTCGTCATCCTCGTACCAGTCGTCACCATCACGGGCCACCTGGAACGCAAACGAAGACTGGCTGATATCACCCCGTACCATCGGCGCAATGACCAGATCGCGAATGGTTTGCGTATCCGGTGCCAGAATGTTGTATTGCAGGCCGCGTTCATCCACGCTCAGCGATAACGTACCCGCCGCGCTGCGCCCAAGAATGAAATTCGGGTCATGGTTAAACAGTCCGCGAACGTCGTTTGTCAGAACGTCATCAAACGCACCGGGCTTGATGATTTCGCGAAAGCCCCAGAGTGGCTCGGAACGGGAATTGAACACGGAACCGTAACCGATGATCCGCGTGGGCTGATCGCTCTGCTGTTCTGCCCGAACCTCGCCGCTGTAACACCGTAATTCACGGTCATTCATCGGTTTTATCCTCTGTTGTTTTATCGGGTTTAAAATCGCCGGCAGGATTTGCGGCATTCACGCTGACCAGCATTTCATCCAGCCCGTCAACCGGGTTCATATCCTCAAAGGCGCGCGCCTCATTGCGGCTCATCCAGCCATCGGTGATGGCAAAGTGATAGAACTGGGCTCGCTCCTGCGGCGTACCGCGCAACAGCCCCGTAAGATTGAAGCGGACGTAATACCCGGCGGCACGTTCGGCGCGGGTAAACAGGCGTCGGTTTAACTCCTGCTCCCAGTTAGTCACCCACGGCATCATCGTATAGCGGACAAACTGAATGGCCTGCTGAGTGATATTGCTGAACGTGGCTTTTTCCAGGTCGTTAATCATGTGTGCCGGGACGTTGAAAATCCCGGCAATCATTGAACGGTTCAGTTTGGACATATCGATGATCTGTGCATCGACCGGGGAAACCGTCAACGCTTTGTAATCCAGTTGCGCCGGGAGCAACATCGTTTTGTTTTCCTGGCTGCGTAAAGCCGCTACCGCTTTTTGCCACACCTTTTTAAGCCGCGACCAGCTTTCTTCATTCAGGTCGCTTTTCACGGAGATGATCCCGGCAGGTCGTGCGTTGCCGTTAAAAAATGAACTGGTGTACTGCTGACCACTCATCCCCATACCGATGGTTTCTGCGTGTTGCATGATCGGTGACAGGCCCATTTTCTGGTTGTTACCCAGTGCGCGAACATGAATCATGTCGTCGGGACTGATAGCAAATGATCCTTCTTCGTTATAAACCCCGTAGGTGTAGCGACCGCCGGTATTCAGTAAGGTGGTTTCCCAGGGCATCGGGTTTTCAATCGACTGTACCTCTCCGCGACGGGAGCGCTTCACCCAGCCATAACCATTCCCCCAGCCCAGCACATGCCGCTGCGTGAGTTCGCGCCATTTATAGCTGGTCTGCCAGATGTTTGGCTCATCATGCAGCAGGTAAAACACCGGATGGTCGCGCGCCGGGGCAACCGCATTCCCGTTCTTTCGCATGACGTGTAACGGCATTTGCGCAAGATTGGATGCGATCACATAAATACAGGAATACACCGCTGCCAGCTTCATTGCGGTCACCGGGCTGACGTAAATATCACGCCCCAGGCTGCTGTCAGCGTCGGCGGTCTCACCTGTCAGCGGCGTGGCGGGGTTTTCGAGCGGTTCACTGCGGAAAATGGCATCAAGTAACACGCTTGCCCCCTTTTGCTGTCAGCAGCGCCCCTGTAAGCAGCAACCCACCAGAAAACATCAACGCAGGGGCCAGCCCAAATTGCAGGTAAACCCCGCCCGTGAGCAGCCCGAAACCGGACAGCCCGATAATATCGATAATCAGAGATTTCATAGGATTAGCAGGTCGTCATCCGGGTCGAGAGTGGAAAGGAAGTCGGGAGCATCGCCACCGTTCACAAGCACGCGGCTCATCCCGGTAAACAGCGCTGCAGGGCCATCGATTTTTGCTTCCGGAGTGGATTTGTTAGGGAAAATGTTGTCGTTTTTGTCGGGCTTAACGGTCACGTTCGACATCATCCAGTTCATCACCGGATGATTGGAATGGTGGAATCTTCCCCCGTACACCAGCGCTTCCACCTCTTTCATGGCTTCCGAGAAGTTGCGAACCGTCTGAGGCACCTCCACCAGCGGGATCCCTTCTTCGGCCAGCGCCAGGCTGAATTGTGTGGCACTCCAGGGGTCAAAACCGACCTCTTTCAGGCTTTGCCCGCCTATCCAGTCGAGCAAATCAGCTTTAATCTGATGGTGGTCGATTACGTCACCGTCGGTCAGTTCTAACTTTCCGAGCATGGCCCACCCCCGGTACATCTGCGCCATTTGTTCAGAGCATTTTTCTAAACGCCCTTCGGGTAGCCAGAATTTAAAGTCCGCATGCAGGTGGCCGTTATCGGCACGCCATATCTTCGCGGCTGCGCAGATATCGATTTTATGGGCCAAATCCACGCCAACCCACATCGGGTAGGTTTTCAGCTCATGAACGGGCGCGATGTCTTCACAAGCCTCCCACTTCATCATGTCCATCCAGGCTGATTCAGCGGTCACCCAGATATTCATATGCTTTGTGAAGAAATTAACGCGCGCGGAAACCTGCTCTTTCGCTTTTTTCGCCAGGCGGCGCAGATCATCCCACCGTTTACAGATGCCCAGGCCGGGATTGGCTTTTTGCCAGACCGTTTCATCAAACGGATCATCGCCTTTATCAAGAGTGAAAATGATGGCAAAAAAGCTGTCATCTTTAACAGCACCTTCAACCTTGCTGTTGTAGCCCTGCAGAACCTTTATGGCGTAGTCGCGCAGCTCGTAACAGATGCCCTCTTTATTAAATCCGGCGGTTGTGATGCCAAACAAAAGCGACTGCAGGCGCGCACCTGTTGCTGTCTCCAGAACGTCCCACACATCACGCGTTTTGTGTGCGTGCAACTCATCGACAATGCCGCAGTGAATATTCAGGCCGTCGAGATTGTTGGCGTCAGACGATAACGGTTCAAACTTGGATGAGCTTTGCTCCTGGTAAATCGCCAGCTTATTGAATTCGAACAGTCGGCCCAGTGTCGCTTTCGCCTTTTTCACCATGTTTTTGGCGTCTTCGAAAACAATACGAGCTTGATCGCGGGTGGTCGCCGCTGAATAGACCTCTGCGCCCCCTTCGCCATCAGCCCCGGTCATATAGAGGCCAACACCGGAGGAAAGCGTTGATTTTGCGTTTTTTCGGGCCACTTCGTTATAAGCGGTCCGGAAGCGGCGAACCATCACCGGGCGTCCGCTACCATCATTACGCAAAACCACTTCCCCGGTCGCTTCATTCACCAGGGGAATAACAAAGCCGAAGATGTTAATCAGAATGAAAACATGCCAGTCCATTAATTCTATCGGCTGGCCTGCCAGTGCCCCCTTAACGTGAGGTACAAATTTATAAAAATTGAGGATGTGCTGCGCGCGCGCCTCGCTGAAAAAAATGCCCCGCTCCTCACCATGCGCCAGATCATCAAGAAAACGCTGGCAGGCCAGGCGCACATATTCACAGGCAACGATTTCCCCCGCCACCACCCGTTCGGCGTAGCGTATGCCTTCTGCCACCTTAGCCATTAATCCCTCGCTTTCATGAACTCAGCCAGCGGATCATCATCTTCTGACTTTCCAACGCTGACTTTCGAACGACTGGCTGGAGTCATACCAAATTCCTGGAGCCAGCCCCTAACCTCTTTTCTGGCTTCTCGGCTCTCACCAAAAAAGTCGCTCGGTTTGACCCTGACATCACCGGTAGTAGTGGTGATTGCTTTTGTCGCGCCCTCGCGTTCCAGAGTTTCTTTAATAAGTCGATAGTCAACGTAGGCGTCGACCAACATTTCAAGAGCCTTTCCATCAAGCTCTGTGAGTACGCCGATCCCTGCTAATTGATCGCCCAATCGCTTAAACCAGTACTTACCCTGCTTATCGAAATGCTTCGGAGTTGGGGGAACCCCTTTTGGGGGTTTTGGCTCATCTTTGTTGATCGGGCGCTTGGATGGGTTACCCCTCACCAAACGCAGATGGCTCGGGGTTTTCGGTGGTCCAGACATAATCGAAAACTCCTATTAATGATCGGCTGGGGATCCCCAAAAAAAGTTTCGCAACCTGCGGCGATGTGAAGAAAGGTCAGGCGTCGGTCCCTGGGGCGCGCGGCTGTAGGGATTTGATCCCCCCCCCCACCATGATGATAATCGTTATCATTAACATCGAAATGATTGCATTTGAAATGATTTCACTATTGCTTTTCGGTGGCCGTTTTCCTGCGGTGGCAAGGCCAGCAAAGGCTTTGCAGGTTGGCGTCATCATCGGTACCCCCTTGTGCCTTCGGCTTGATATGGTCGACGGTCACAGCAGCCACAGCGCGACCCTCTTTGAGGCATGACTGGCACAGGTGGTTATCGCGGCTCAGGATGCGAGTGCGGCGAATCTCCCACTTGCTGCCATATCCTCGCTGATGTCTGCTCCTGCCCTGCTGGTGCTGCTCCCAGCCTTCGTTGCGGTGCTTATCGCAGTAGCCTGAGCGGTCCGTGGTAGTGCCTGGGCATCCACGCTTTCGGCACGCTCGCGGTATTAGCGCGGGCATCAGCGCAGCCCATACAGCACACCACCAGGCTTAAGAGCATTGGCAAGGGCATTATTCACAACCTGGTTAATGTGTTCCGTAATAGCAGCCTGAGCGGAAGCCAGATCCGCCATCGCCGCATCTTGTCTGGTTAGTGCTGCTTTTGTCGCTTCAATAACAGCGTTAGCAGCCTGCTGGATTTGCCGCTGGATGGTGGGTTCACCGCTGTCATTTACCTCAACCGTCACTTTGAAACGGTCAGCCCTGAACACCACTGACTGCTGCTCGTCGCCAGTTGGTTTCTCAACGAACTGGCCGCTGTCACGAACGGCGGCAATAACAGCATCTCGCATCTCATCAGAAAGTTTAATCGCAGTTGATAACGGGTTAATTCCAGTACAAGAGGTAGCTAAGTGGATAGTACTAATGCTGGCGTCAGCATCACCGGATAGTTCTTTGCTCATAGCCTTTTCAGGCGTAAGAAACCCACCACGCGGATAATGCAAATCATCAGCGACAGTAATGCCCCAACTATCGTTAAATGGATGTGGCACGCCGAGTTCATCCACGGCAATGGCCGAGAGTTCAAACCCATCAGGACAAATCACATTCAGAGAACGTTTGAAAACTGAATCTGTTTTGCCCACAAAATCCAGGCGGCCAACCAACAACTTTTCAGCTTCATTGCTGGCGTACACGTGAACAGTAAGGTGCTCACCGGAAAGCTTAGAGCCAAGCGATGAAATGCTGACGATCACTTTTTTAATCTGGCAGTTCATGTTTGTTTCCTTTTAGATGTGAGCCTGTCGCACGGGAAGACCGCCCGATAACGCGGAATACCCCAGGCTCACGACTGAAAGTTATCGTTAGGCTGCGCGTGCGAGGCGCATAAAAAAGCCCCGCTATTGCGAGGCTTGGTGGTATCCTTCCCTCTCCTTAACAAGAGGGTTTTAACATGGGAATTGAACCATTTTCTGTTCACGAAACTAATGTGAGATCCAATGTGCTGGAAGTAGTTGTGCGTAGCCTGCTCGCTACATTAGATGCACAACAAGCGAAGACTTTCAGGGCTAACCTAGAGCAAGTTTTTGTTGACGTCGAGAGATTGCAGCCAGAAGAAACAGTGCAGATTAATGCGGTGGTACGTCAGGTCGCTCTTGAAATTGCCTCAGCAGCGCCTGAGAGTTAGCAATGAGTGCTTCTGCACTGCGCTGAATAGATTTATCTGACTTTGAAGGGGCCTTGTTAGTGGCCTCTTTTTTTTTCATAACACCTCCCGATACTACAAATTATCACAATACGGAGTGTGGAACATTATCAGGCACTCAGTGAATGCCTGCTGTAATGCCTAGTCGTCGAGTTGCAGCACACCATGTTCCAGCGAATCGGAGTAAGCGATCAGCCCCGTGTATTCCGGGATGGTTTCACCATCATCGGATTCAAACGCCGGAATTGTTACGGTAGTGATGGTGTATTGAGGCTGTCCATCTTCTTTCGCGAAAACTGCCAGCTCTTCAATCTGCCTGGCTGTGAGAACTACTGCCATATTTTCCTCTCCAGTTATTTAAGACACTGCTCACGCACATACTGTTGCAGGCCCGTCAGTTGTTTGGTGATGGTTTCGATTCGCTCTCTGAGGGTGAAATAATCCCGTTCAGCGGCGTCAGTAAGTCGGGGGCCGGTTGCATCATCCATGCCGGTGGCGCTGGTCGTACCGTTCGCTGGACATTTGGCGTTGATGTGCAGCCCACACTTACCAGTGCTAACGCAACGCTGCAGATTTTCAAGCTGTTTTTTAGCATCTGCAAGTTCTCCGGTGTATTTTGCATCAAGCGTGGCGACATCACGCTGACGTACTGTCATATCGTCAATGGTTTCCTGACGCTGTTTAGCCAGCGATGTGGCATCGTCGGCCCGCTTTTTCTCAGTGCTAATTTGATCAAACAGGATATAAATCAGCAGAAGCGACAGCAGTAACTCAGCACCGATTATCAACCAGGCTTTTGGCGTCATTTATCCAGCTCCCAGCACGTCAGTGCGCTTTCCTGATCCCGTCGCTCTACCTGTCCATAACAGCCATTCGCCTGGCCTTTGGTTAACCGGCAGTCGCGACCACCATCTTTAATCCACCAGCGAATAGCTTCACACGCACCTTTACGGTCACCAGCATTGATGCGCTGGTAGAACGTCGAGGGGAAACACTTAGAGGGGCCGATGTTGTACGGGCAGAATGACGCAATACCTACTTTCTGCGGTTCAGTTAGTGGCGCTTTGATATTTCGGTCTACCCATGCAAGCGCCTTGTCACGCTCGATGGCGTTTACCTTCTTGCACTGTGCTTCTGTTGCACGCTGGCCTTTAACTACTGGCTTACCGTCAATGACCGTTACGCCGTGACACAGTGACCAGACGCCACCCGGGTCAACAACGGCTACAAGTGCGTTACCTTCTTTCTCGCTGATGAACTGATCAAACAGTACCGGCGCTGATGCCCCCGCGGCGATGAGAGACAACATTGCCGCGCTAAGCTTTGCCCTGTTTGCCATCACTCACCCCTGGCGGCTTTGCGCCGATCTTCTTTGATTTTGAAATACAGATTGGTCAGATACGTCAGCAGACCAAACAGGACGCTCGCGAGAACACCAATAGCCGCCCATTGTGAGGGCGAGACTTTATCCAGTAGCTGGAGCACCCAGAACCCTCCGTTTGCTCCGGCAAAACCGTAGCTCACACCAGTTGTGATTTTGTCCATTCGATACATACTCCACCTCCGCTTTTGGGAAGTGCTGTGTGGAAGAGGGAGAAATAAAAAAGGCCCACTCGCAGGGAGCAGGCCTAAAGAGAAAAATAACAAAACAGAGAATACTGTGGTGCCGGGTGCCTCCCGGTGAGTCTTTGGTCAGCCACCGTGACTCGCGTTAGCTAATGAGACCGTAGTGGAAAACCGGTACTGTTTACGCCCCTCCGCACAGGGGGATTCACCACCTCAACAATGTAAAATTGCCAATACCAATTCGTCAATGAGTTAAACTCATCGTCCAAACAAAGCAACAGCCTTAGCCATAAAAAAAGACCTGCCACGGGACAGGTCATAAATCAGGGTTATCTCTATATTTGTTATGCATAATTCCAAGTATTCCGAAGGTGCAGGACTGTTGCGTACCGTTGGTGTAAGTTACAGAAACAGCAACCTGTCTTACACACCCCGCAAATCTGGATTTATTACAGAAATACATTACCACGGGTATAAAAGCATTTCACCAAAATTTAGCTTTGTACATTTTCGTGATCTGATCCACATTTATCGGGCGTTAACAGACATATAACCAGACGTGTTGCTGTATTTCACAGGTAGTGTACGGTGTCGTCACTTCCTGTTTTTTTTCATAACATTCCACACTCCCCCCATACAACAGGGGATTTTTGTGCAGTATTATTTTTTAGCTTTATAAGGTCGGTACCAGCAGACCACCAGCATGACGATGGAAATGCCCAGCAGAGCAAAATCCATCAGTACGCCAGCCAGCCGCCAGGCAATAAACAGAGACACGATAAAAAGAGTCCACCAGCCAACGCGCTTAATCATTTGCTGCCCAGCACGCGGGACAGGTTTTTGAGCAGCACAGTTGATGCGGTTTCCAGCATGTCATCACCGGCATCAGTGTTTGCGACCACCAGCGTTTTAGTACACGGCACTTTCACTTTTGAATCACTGAGCCAGCCAGATTCAGTGACCGCCTTTTTCAGCTCATAAACCGCTTTGCCGTTTGGCAACTTATCGTCGACGCTCCAGCCATTCATGCTGATCATCGTCAGGCCGCTGCCCTTCTGGTTTACCGACTCCAGAAACTTATTCGTGCGGTCTGGTGCTGACACCCACAGGAACGCGTCATATTCCCCGGTAGTGACTTTTGCCAGCGAACGAACGCCGCCTTTTGCGTAGGTCTCTACTTTCGCGTAATCCTTTTCGAGGGACTGGAGATATTGCCAGGATGCATAAGAACCGCTGGCAGGTTCACCCACGGCGATTTTAATGCCTTCTTTCAGATCGCTTTCGCTGCCGACCTTCCCGCCGTCTTTCACGGCCACAAACACGCATTCATCGCCCAGCTCGCCGATGATGTCGACCTTCTGAGCTTCGTTACCGTGTCGGCTGCGCCAGAACTGAAATGCATCAGCCTGGGTGAAACCGATCTGCGCTTCGCCGCTGGCGACTTTATCAAGGTTGTCCAGTGAGCCTTTGCTCGGGACTACTGTCGATTTATAGCCATATTCGCTTAGCGCACTGGCGAGGTTCACACCATACACAGCGTTGTACGTTAAGCCCTGCTGCCCGGTGGTGATCGTGATGTCAGCGGCTGTTGCTCCAAAACTGGAAAACAGGAGAACCGCCGCAATAGCGGTGAATGATTTCTTCATGGGACTTTCCTTTAAGGGGTGAGCCAGTGCCCAGGGAGAGTACGCAGAGAGTCAGACTCCCTGTGGCTCACCTCTGTAAAGGCTCTGCGGTTTGATGTTTGCGTCGGCACAGACGCGGGATGGCTTCGGCCGCCGGAGCAATCACAACCAGACCAGTAGAGGGAACGGTCCAGCGACCAAAGAAGGCGGCCTCTGCGCAAGCGCCTGACGGTTGGGTAATGAGCCGCCGTCAGTGAGGCCTGAATACGAAAAAAGGCCCGCCGAAGCGAGCCTTAAATTTGGTGGTTATTCGTTTCAGACGCACGAACCCATAATTAGAAGCATACTAGACAACTTCGGACAAAATCAAGCCCTACGTTTCGAAAATGCTAAATATGCTCGCTATCGTGTGACACGTTCAAATTCTCGCGCTGCATTGTTCTCGCCCGCGTTGCACACATCCACCAGCGCTTCATAGAATGGCTTCCAGTTCCTTGTCCACGTTCTGACATGGAGGTCAGGCACGAATTTGAGGATTGCTTTGTGAGCCACTGTGGACGGCGTGACCGTAAAACCATTACCACTACAACGCTCACAGACCTTGAATACCGGCGCCCCCTTTTCTTTTGTCGCCTTGCGGTCGAGCACCTCGCCTTTTCCGCCACAGCGGCAGCGTGCGCTTAACTGGCCCTTGCCGTCGCAAGCTTCACATTTGGCCGGGACAATCTCCGTTACCTCTGTCCATTGCTCCCAGTCTGACGGATGAACAGCGCGGGAGCGACTGGCCCAGTAAGGCGCTTTCCCCCATGGGTAGGATACTTTACGCGTGACCTGCGTCGCGGTGGTTTTCCCTGTGCCGTTGCAACGGAGGCAGGTTGCTGTGCTGGCCGCCGAGCGTGAGTATTCTGCGAAAGCGAATTGCGCGAGCAGCATCATACAGTTTCCGAATTGCCCACCAGCAGCTTTGCGAACGTTCTTCGGCGCAGCCTCCATTGCGTATCGTGCCAGCGCCTGAACCGCCAGTTGCTCATCAGACCTGCTGACCCCAGCTTTTCCGAGGAATGCTGCCAGGCCGAACCGTGCGCGGCTGCTGGTGGCTCCAAACGCATACATGATATCAGTGCCGTTAAGTCGGTCGGGTGAGGTGCTCTTCGTATCATCATTGATGAGCATTCCCTGAGGGCTGAAATGTTTGAGACCTGATTCCATCTTCATTGCGCATTCTCCCACTTCTGACCGCTATAACGTTTAGGCTGTGTTTTTTGTTGTGGTGTGCACCGGCGGCGGGCCTCATCCTGGTCGACTGGCAGGAAGTGTCCGTTAAAGAAACGGCGATATACCGTGCCGAGCGCACCGTTGCGTTGTTTTGTGACATTGATTTCGGCGATACCTTTCGCCATTGACTCCGGGTTATAGACTTCATCGCGGTAGAGCATCATGATGATGTCCGCATCCGCTTCGATTTCCCCGGAGTTTTTTAAATCAGAGTTCATTGGGCGCTTATTGGGGCGTGATTCAACGCCGCGGGAAAGTTGACTCAGGGCGATGACGGGTATCTGATTTGCCTTTGCCAGCCTCTTTAGCCCCTTCGACACCTCACCAACAGCCAGGTCATATCGTGCGGCACTCTGTATCCTGATAAGCGCCAGATAATCAATGACCACCAGTGCCATTTCCGGGTGTGCAATCTTCCACCGGGTGGCCGTCTGGCTAATCTGATCAAGCGTCAGGTTTGTGGCGTCAACCATCCAGACCTTGCGCCCCGTCAGTCGCCCGACGCCCGTCGACAGTCTTGCCCAGTCCTCGTCTTCAAATTTATCGGCGGCCTTGAGGCGCGATACAGGCATTCCGCCCGCGGCGGAAACCATGCGCTCGGTTATCTGAATACTGGACATCTCCAGCGAGAAGAACAGTACACCCTGCCCCCGCTCTGACACTTTATCGATAATATCCAGCGCCAGTTCTGTCTTGCCCATTGACGGGCGTGCGGCAATAAACACCAGATCACCAGGTTCAATACCTCCCGTTTTCTCGTCCATCTCAGTAATGCCGGTAAGCAGCAGGTGACCCGCGTCGCGCCCCTGCATTCTGGCTTCCACCTTCTCAACGACGCCCGGGAGTAACTCATCAATCGCAACAGGCTGCACCAGTCCGTCATCGATACCGATGCAGGCCATAGCGCTTTGTGCCTGCTCCAGTGCAGCAACAGCAGCCTCACCGGTAGCAGCATTGCGGATACTATCCATCGCGGTTTCGATAACCTGATACGCGTCCCGGACAGCAGCATTGCGCATCAGTGTTGCGACATACGAGGGTAGCGAGGATTTTGCCCAGGCGATGGGTGCCGTGGCACTGATAATGGCCTCATACCCGGGCATCTGACCGCACAGCAGTATCGGGTCGATAACGCCAGTGCCTCTTGCCTGTCGGCATACCCCGGCGTAAATATCCCGGTACTGGCTGACAGAAAACGCGGTTGCCGGCAGTCGGGATATCACATCCATCACTTCGGGATCCGCACCACGCAGGAGTATTGCACCAATCACCGCCCCTTCCAGATCGGTGTTTTTCCACACAGGCGTCATTCGGTCACTCCATTGCTGCGATAGCTTTCCCAGTTAAACACCTGGCGGTTTCGCCCGCCGTCAGTGACGCGATCGACGATGCGCTCACCAATCGCATCTTTCAGTTGGTCAAATGTCAGGTTACTGACCAGGATGGTAGGCAAAATACTCTCGTAGCGGGCATTGATAACCTCCTGCAGGATGGCTGATTCGGCCAGGCTACCGAACTGCACACCCACCTCGTCGATAATCAGCAGATCCAGCGAAATGAAGTGGTCCAGTACGTCATCCTCGGTGTGGTCGGAATTATTGCGCCAGGTGTTTTTTACGGCACGGGTCAGGCGCATAACGTCGGTGATTTCCACCCGCGCAAGATGGTTACGAATGATGGTTTTCGCCAGAGAAACGGCGAGGTGGTTTTTGCCTGTCCCGCATTTTCCCAGCATCACCAGTCCGGTTCCTGCAGCAAGGCGGTCTGGCCAGCTTTCGGCATAACGCTGACAGGCTGAAAGGTTTTTGGCTGCGCCCGGGGTTACGGGCTGATAAGTGGCGAATTCGCAATGTTCAAAGCGGCGGGCAATCCCGGCTTCGCTCAGCAGGTCAGACACGCGCAGCGAACGCAGCTTCTCGTCGACCTGAGCGATCTCATCGCGAATACAGGCGGGGCAGCGTGAGACCTTGAAGTTTTCGTTGCCCCGAAGGTCTTTGCCGATCAGCGTGAACTGCCCGAAATCGCCATGTCCGGCATTCGCAGTGCATTCAATGGTCCTGATTTCGCCACTGTGCCAGTGACCAAACTGCCAGGGTTTTTTATGCTCAACAGCAAATGACAGTTCTTCGTTGAGGTTTTCCTGCTGCGCTTTCAGCGCCTCGCGCTCTGAGCGCTGATTAAGATCCAACATGTTAATCACTCCGTTATCACCAGTTGCAGTCCGACTCGCCATAATCCTGCTCACTAAAACCCGATACCGGGAGTACGTTTCGTCGCCCACCTCCGGGAGCGGATGGTGCCTGCCAGGGTTCGTCAAAGTGTCGGTCAGGGCCGAAGAACGTCGCGGCCTGCTTGACGAACTGAGTCCCGGTGCCACCTGTCGTACGGGAATAGGCTGCGTATCGCTTCACGCCTGCCAGCATGGTTTCAGGTTTAACTCCGTCTTTCAGGCGCGCTTTCCAGGCCTTGAAGGCGGCGGCTTTGGAATTACCACCAGCGCGTTTTGGGTATACCTGCCACGCTGTTTCAAACTCAGGTGAATAATCCTGTTTTGCAGGACAAGCCGGTGCAGAGGCGTCAGCCGATGCGCCAGTGTTTGTATTCTCTGAAGTAATCTCTGTTGTAATCTCTGTAGGATCGAAATGGGATTTTCCCGACTCGCGGCGAGGGGTTTCCCGTGTTCGCGGAGAGGGCGTTTCCGGTTTCCCGAAGTCGGATTTTCCCTCTTCCCGAAAACGGGTTTCCCCATTTCGGGGAACGGTGTTGTTTTCATTGATAATTTCATCAAGACAATCACAGTCGATGCGAAAGTAAACTTTGTGCTCGAGGCGCTTGTGCGTTTCCAGAAGAATGCCACGCGAGACAAGCTGTTTGCGGGCTGTGGCCTGCTGGTCAAACGTCAGGCCGGTTTCAGCCTCAATGGCTTCACGCGTCTTGTGTACACCCTCCTCAGCGTGAGTTTTGTCCTGCCAGTAAAATATCTGGCTGAAAAAAATAACCGCATGAGGGCTGCCCATGACCTTTACCAGCCCAGGGTAGTAAGCGACAGGGCGCCCGAAATCGAGTAACAGATCAGAAGGTCTCATGGTGTACACCTGGGCTTGATTTGAAATTGAATGTTCTGGTATTGTTTTTCATGGAATTACTCCTGAGGTAGTTTCAAAAAGACGCAAGGTAGGAAGTCAAAACAAACCCGGTTGAGTTGCCTCTCTTCCGGGTTTTTTCTTGCCCGCCTTACGCTCCGCTGCTGTTGTCTGACCGACAGCCCACTGACGGGCGTGACAGAGGCAGTCATCAAACGCGGCGCCCTTTTTGCTCGGTTGCGACATGCGCCGGTAATGCTCAACGCCCTTGTCGCCCCCCCCCTGGCAACCGCTTCACTGAATCCCTCTGCCACCAGCTTCGCGATGATGTGTTTTTTCAGGAAATCAACAGGGTGCATAACCCCTCCTCCGTTGGTGCCGAACCTGCCTCCGGTATATCCTTTCGTTCCCACACCTACGGACCGAAGGAGGTTCGGCATGTCTCAAGAAGTCACTCCCCTGTTTTGTTACAGGGACGAAAATCAGTACAACGAATTCCTGTCAGTTTTTACCGACGCACACGCACTGCCAGTGACCTTTGAGGTCTGGCAAAGAGACACCGAAATAACGATTCAGGTGCTCCAGAACCAGGGAGTTGTCGTTTATCGCGCGTATCCTGACAGCAAAGAGGAATTCATCGAATTTTGTCGGGTCTTTGGGTACATCGCCGATAACAAGGCCCGATTCAATTTCGCTTCCTTCAAGTCCCAGCAGTAACTGTTTCGCAGCGGCAAACGTCACCGGGGAGACAATTAACCACTCCCCGTACTGCGCCCCCATATAGCTAATAGTCACTTCCTCGTTCACATCCGCTCCTGTTGATTGATGTGACATGTCACGCTCCTGCCTTTCGGGTAACGCCAAGCTTTCCATACAAAAGCCAGCTAGGATCGCAGTTGAGCGCTCTTGCTAAATCGAAAAGACATCGTGGGTGTGTTGTTTTTCCAGCCTCGATTAAATGAATGGTTTGTTGCTTAATTGAAGCGTTGCCAGCCAACTCAGATTGAGTAAGCCCAAGCTCTAAGCGCTTGGATTTGAGCCTTTCGCTTAATGTATTCATATGGACTCCAAACAAGTTTAATTGTATTGTATTTTGAAGATATCTTGTTTGTCAAAGACCATTTTTCTTGTGAACATCAGGAAACAAAGCGCGAGGAATTTATGAGCATTGCCGACAGAGTAAGAAAACTGCGGATCCACCGAGAGCTAACGCAAGCAGAGCTGGCATCAAAAATCCACACCTCACAACAGGCTGTACAGCAACTTGAGGATGGGAAGGTGCGAAGGCCCAGGTACCTACCTGAACTGGCGCAGGCGCTTGGGTGTAGTGTCAAATGGTTGCTAACTGGCGAAGGTAATCCCATTAAAGGTGGTGATGCTCTACCGCCTGAATCTGAATGGGGAACCGTGGATGCGTGGGATAAAAACACCCCACTCCCAGATGATGAGGTTGAAGTGCCATTCTTGAAGGATATTGAGTTTGCCTGTGGTGACGGGCGCGTACATGGAGAGGATCACAACGGCTTTAAGCTGAGGTTTTCAAAAGCAACGCTTCGTCGGGTGGGTGCAAACACAGATGGTTCTGGGGTTCTATGCTTCCCAGCCACTGGAGACAGTATGGAACCAATAATACCTGATGGCGCAACCGTGGCGGTAGATACCGGAAACAAACGCATCATTGATGGTGAACTGTACGCAATTAACCAAGGTGATCTTAAACGTATCAAGCAACTATATCGAAAACCAGGTGGCAAACTCCTTATTCGCAGCATCAACCGAGACTATGACGACGAAGAAGCCAGTGAATCTGAGGTTGAAGTTATTGGATTTATATTCTGGTATTCAGTATTGAGATATCGCAGATAGTATTCTCCTCTCAAATAGGCCCGTAATCACGGGCTTTTTTATTATAACAAAAAAAAATAAAATCAAAAAAAACAACAAGTTGAATCAAGCTTGGTTGTTATTAACAAAATTGTATTTTACAAGTGAAATTGTAGTGAGTATCTTTACCTCATCAGCACATCACGGAGCCAATGAGATGAATTTACCAACATTTGATACCTTCCAAGGACTTCCTCTTAGCGCAACGGCCGCGTTGGAAAATATTCAGGACTTACTTTCTGCAACGGAGGTTTGCTTTTCCTCAGATGACAATCAAACCAACGCTATTGGCTTAATGGTTCTTGAATTAGCGCGCAAATACTCAACTGCTGCCTATATTGCATCAAAGGGGGAGCAATGAAAACCTTCAAAGGTCTTTCCCTGCAACCAGTAGATGCATTTCGTAATATCGCAGCAATAATAGAAGTGGGTCTGCTTATTTCAATTACCGATAAAGATGACGGTTCTGATTTAGGTGACTGCATTTTTCAACAGGCAAAACTATACGCCGAAGCCGCTGCCGATCACGCGCTGGAGAATCAGAAATGAAAACTCCCGAAGAAATGCTCAATGATATTGCCGCTCAGATCTCCGAGGGTAATACGCTGCTTGCGATGATTTATAAAAACACTGATGAAACTGATGAGAAAACGGATTCTGCAATAGCCTGTCTGATTCGCTCTCTCGATAAAACCCGAGAAACCACTTATGGTTATATTGATGAGCTGATAAAAAACAAAAATGCAGTATCGCCCCCCCCCGAAGGGATCGGTTCTGATATTGCGGATGATGTATTTTACGCAACGGTTAGCGCGGCGAAACTCAGGGAGCTTATTCACGTTTATAGTGAGTCATATTTTACCGGAAAAGACAGTGATGACCCTGATTGCCTGATGGCGGCGGTAATTTGCGATAACGCTATTAAAACACATGAAATACTGAAAAGCATCGAAGCGAAATTTAATTAATCAGAAAACTGAATTTAACAACGCCTTAACTGGCGGGGATTCCTGCAACTCAAAATCGAGTGAGGATAAATTATGACATTCATCAAAGACAAAGGTGCGTACAGGTCGGCATGCCTGATTGCAAGTTGTGGCGAGCCGTATGCACATATCGCCCGGTTATATCTGCGTAAGGCTTATGGGTGTTAATTATGGTCAATAACAACAGCACAATTGATGCGGTCCGCGACACTGCTGAAAACTTATATCAGTTGCTGGGTTTAATGTTTTCTCAGTTTAAGGAGATGGAGCCAGGGCAGACCGAATCTCTTATCGGTCTGAGTTTCGAATTAGCCAGCCAGATTTCTTCATGGGCTAACGCTGAGGAGAAACGTCGCAATGGATAAAATCAACCTGATTGAAACACGCCGCCGTCATTTAGTGCTGGCGAAACTTGATTCCGTTATGCGCAGAACGGGTGGAAACATTCAGATGGCGAAGTTGGATAATGGCGAGTTATTTCCGGTTGAATTATCCGAGGAATTATTAACGAAAGCGTTAATAAAACTTTTCGAAGAAATGATTTACGACACGCACAGGCGCGCCGAAGCGGAATCCATTATTTCTGAGCATTACGCCGACTGTATGGGCAGAAGCAAATTAACGCCTGATGCCGTGTATTTCATGGATGCGTTAATTGAAACCCTGGCCGAAGAAGCGATGAAAAAACGGAGGCTCCAGAATGCATGCTAACCAGAAAATGTTTGTGCGCGACGGCGTTTCGATTCCGTTACCAGTGCGGACAGTTGACCTGCACGTCTCCCCGGACTTCTCCGGTCGCGTACTGGTGTACCTGCAAGGCGGCCTGGTCTCTGAACGTCGCCTTACTGACGACGAGATGATTCTCAGCCTGGACGGGTTTATCGATCTGGCCCGTAAGTTCGGATGGACTGTTACCCCCCCCCCCAGCACGGATTAACGGGAGATACCTGTGGCACTGACAGCAATACGCATTCCTGAGTGGGTGCATGAACAGGCGGTTTTCGTTCTACGCCAGTACAGAAACAAACGGGTTCATCCCTGCCGTATGCATCGCTCAGGAAATCTGAGCCTTCGGGTTAACCGGCGCTGGCGGATGCTGTCACGCGATGGCGGCCAGAACTGGGAAGTGATGAGCCATGAAAAATACTCAAAGGTTAAGGACAGAAAATGACTGATAAACGCATTCACGCCAGCGCCATTGATCTGGCGCTCCAGAAGTACCACACGCCTGTCGGCGATCTGTTTGTTGCTACACATCACGGACGTATGAAGCGCTGCTTTAGCCGCGATACTGCCATCCGGCATCTGGCGCACTTTCTGACATCGCACGCTTTCGCTCGTTCCGGCCTGGCGGAACGCCACCCTGATGCACGAGAGATGAGACCGGAGGGTGAAGTTTGGGTGCGCGGCGCCGTCACGCAGGAATACTCCCTGGCTCACCAGCGCACCGTTCGTCGTTTGCGCCGCATGCTTGCCAGCAAGCGCGAAGCACAGAAGTGGCTGGCGAAATGGGATGCTTTTTATGACCGCGTTGCAAAAGAACGCGAAGAACTGCAGGCCAGCAAACCGGCGGGGATTATCTGATGGCAAAGAAACGCAACAGTAAGACCCGTCAGGGATTGTGCGGTGTGACCCTGGCGCAGGGACACCGGCTGACGCGGGAGCCAGTTACCGAGCAGAGCAAAACAGAACTGTTCGTATCCCAATACGAGATCGGAGATGGCAATGTGCAGATGCCTCTAAATCGCAGCATGCGCCGTTATGCGAAACACATTGGAATCACCCTCACAAAGGTAAAGACAAAATGAAACTCCTGCCATGTCCGCTTTGCGGAAACGATCAGATCGGGACTACAACGGTCATTTCATCCGTATCTGAGCATACTGAATGGGTTTCTCTGTACTGCTCGTGCTGCGGATTGAACCTGCCACCGAATGATCGTGAAGCGGCGTCGCTTATCTGGAACCAGCGAGCACCACGCCCCGAAAACGACCGGGAGCCGAAAGCATGAATATTGATTTCCAGGATAAAGGTGCCGTGGCCACGATATCCATCACCAGCTCCGTATTTGAGTTCCGGCGTCACAATCGCGTGGTTGATACTGTGCTTTTCCGGGAGTCGGGAGTCATCCACACGCGCAGCGGCTTTTTCCGGATGAAGACAGTTATCTCTGGCCCGTCAAATCGCATGCTTCGGGCATACAAGGTTGCACTACAGGAGGCTGCACGATGAGCAACGGTAATTTCCCAACATTTCCTGTCCCAGCTCGCCCCGGGTGTGGGCTGGGCGACAAAGGTATGACTTATCGCCAGCACCTCATTGCTCAGCTTGCACCCATCGTTATGGATGCGTTTTTCAATCAAGACTTTTGGGAGAATTACAACGAAATGGCTGGCTCTTTGATGAATGCCGTTGACGCGATTGTTGCTGCTGAACAGGAGACATCAGAGTGACAGAACAACTACCTGGTATTGTTCGCTTCTCGTTTAAGCAAAAATGCCTCTGGTGCAACGGGAGCGGGAAATTACCGAATTACAACCTGTATAGCTGTGGCACTGCGTGCACATACAGACCATGCGAGCACTGCAACGGAAAAGGTGAGGTGACAAAACCATGACACATGAACTGACCCCAGGGCTGCACCCTGAACGCCTGAAACACATCCGCGCATCGTATGAAGCCAGTAAACAGGGGCATGCATTTATCGGCCACCCGAGCTACGACGAACAGATTGCAATTATCGATGCACTCCTGACAGCAATGAGCAATCAGCCGGTGGCCTTCCGTAATCGTGGAGAGATTGGCGGGGTATCATTCGCCAAAGGGTTTGACTATGGCGAACTTCCTGACGGAGCACCACTCTACGCTCACCGCGCACCGGCATTCCCGGCAGTTATGCAGTTCGATTTTGTGAGCACGCTGCAAGCCGCCAGATCATACGTTAGAGCGTCAACTGCAACCAGTGGGCATGCGTTCGGTGTTCTCCAGGCGATTGATCGAGTATGCAGTGACTACGAACGTTGGCTGACATCAGTGCGCGAGGATCAAACGGATGCATAAAGCCTTTGAAGCATGGGTTCGCCAGCGGTATGGACGCCGCTATGACCTGACGCGTGATGCTGATGGCTTCTACTGCCGGGAAGTGGTTAAGAGGATGTTTGAAGCATGGTGCCACTGCCGTGGCCTGAGTGTGGTGTGAGGTGGGTATGAATACTATGTTTTTGCTGATGGCTGAATTTGAGACATCAACAATACCGCTGTCGGTTATTGCGGAGCGATATCTTGGTATGCGGCCAGCAACGGCAGATAAAAAGGCGGGCTGCGGCGAGTTACCGATACCCACTTTCCGTGTTGGTGACAGCCAGAAATCTCCGCGAATGGTTCACGTTGCCGACCTCGCGGAATTCATTGATATGCGTCGACAAGCCGCAAAAGATGAGTTAAAGAATTGCAGATAG